GCGCTGGGCGATGCGGGATTTGACCGGTCAGGTACTCAAAGCGGCAGCGCAGCGGGGTGGGGAGCAGTGGGAGGTCATTGAGTTCCCCGCAATCATGCCCTCGGGTAAACCCCTATGGCCAGAGTTCTGGGCGCTGGAAGAACTGGAAGCGCTTCGTGAGGAATTGCCTAACAGTAAGTGGCAGGCGCAGTATCAGCAGAACCCCGTGGGTAATGAGTCAGCCATTGTGAAGCGGGATTGGTGGAAATGGTGGGAAGAAGAACGCCCACCGGCATGTGAGTACATACTTCAGACGTGGGATACGGCGTTTGAGAAGAACAACAGGGCTGACTACTCCGCGGGCACGACGTGGGGGATATTCACCGACGAGCGGGACATGTCGAAAAACATCATTCTTTTGAACACGTACAAGAAACGTGTCGAATGGGTGGAGTTAAAGAGGGACGTGCTTGAGGAGTACAACGAGTACGAACCTGACGGGCTGCTCATTGAGAAGAAGGCGACGGGAGCACCGTTGATCTACGAGTTGCGGGCGATGGGGATTCCAGTGCAGGAGTACACACCTAGTAAGGGCCAAGACAAAATTGCCCGCCTGAACTCTGTCTCGGACATAATTGCGTCGGGTAGGGTATGGGTGCCTCGCACGCGTTGGGCAGAAGAGCTAGTAGATGAGATTGCAGAGTTTCCGTCGGGCGAGCATGACGACTTGGTGGACGCGACAACTCTTGCACTCATGAGATTTAGACAGGGCGGGTTCTTGCGCTTACCTAGCGATGAACCAGAAGAAGTAACGTATTTTAGGAGCCGCAGAAAAGAGCGGTTCTACACAGTGTAAGGACACATCATGGCAATCAGTAAAGGCTTATACGCAGCACCTCAAGGGCTTGGAGAACTTATTCCAGAGGGCGCGCCTGACATCGAGATTGAGATCGAAGACCCTGAGTCGGTGAGTATTGGCATGGGTGACATTGAGATTGATCTCAAACCACAAAAAGAAACAGCCGATACGTTTGACGCCAATCTAGCTGAATACATGGACGACGATGAGTTGGACTCGCTTGGCCAAGAATTAGTTGAAGACTTTGGCAAAGACATCAATGACCGCAAAGATTGGATCAAAACATACGTTGATGGCCTGAAGTTGTTGGGCTTGCAGTACGAGGAGCGCACCGAGCCGTGGCAGGGCGCGTGTGGCGTGTTTCACCCGATGCTCACAGAGTCTGTAGTTAGGTTTCAGAGTGAAGCAATGATGGAGACGTTCCCAGCGATGGGGCCTGTAAAGACCCAAATTGTTGGCGCTGTTGACTTGCTGCGTGAAGAAGCCGCTGCTCGCGTGCGCGAGGACATGAACTATCAGTTGACTGAGGTGATGGTCGAGTACCGCCCAGAACACGAGAAGATGTTATGGTCACTCCCGCTCGCTGGTTCAGCGTTTAAGAAGGTGTACTACGACCCGAGCAAGGGTCGCCAAGTGGCTGTGTTTATCCCAGCCGAAGACATAGTTGTGCCATATGGCGCGAGTAATCTTGAGTCAGCAGAGCGTGTTACTCATGTGATGCGCAAAACCGAGAACGAGATTAAGAAACTGCAAGAGGCGGGGTTCTACAGCGACGTGGACTTGGGTGAGCCGGGGTATGAGTTAGACGATATTGAGAAGCAAAAAGCGGAAGAAAACGGTATGTCTGCGTTAAATGATGACCGCTTTCGCATACTTGAGATGCACGTTGACTTAGACTTGGCTGGATATGAGCACAAGGATAAGAAAGGTAGAGAGACGGGCATTGCGCTGCCGTACGTGGTGACAATTGAAAAAGGCACACGCAAGGTCTTGGCCATCAGGAGAAATTGGTATGAAGACGATGAACTCCACACAAAGCGCCAGCACTTCGTCCACTACCAATACATCCCCGGTTTTGGATTCTATGGCTACGGTCTCATCCATCTTATCGGGGGCTACGCCAAGTCCGCCACCATGCTCATTCGACAGTTGGTGGATGCAGGAACTCTATCGAACCTCCCCGGTGGCCTCAAGTCCAGAGGACTGCGCATTAAAGGGGACGACACCCCTATCCAGCCCGGAGAGTTCAGAGACGTAGACGTCCCAAGCGGCTCAATCAGGGACAACATCTTGCCCCTGCCGTACAAGGAGCCAAGTCAGGTTCTGTTTGCTCTGTTCCAGAACATAGTTCAAGAAGGCCGTGCGTTTGCATCAAGCGGCGACATGAACGTGTCGGACATGAGTACCAACGCCCCAGTAGGTACTACGTTGGCTCTCTTGGAGCGCACATTGAAAGTGATGACGGCTGTCCAAGCCCGACTGCACTACACGATGAAACAAGAGTTTCGCTTGCTCAAGAGCATCATCGCTGACTACACCCCCGAGGAGTATGACTATGAGCCAGAAGATGCAGGTCGTAAAGCCAAGAAATCGGACTATGACAGCACAGATGTTATTCCTGTCAGTGATCCAAACGCAGCAACAATGGCACAGAAGATTGTGCAGTATCAGGCTGTTCTTCAGTTGGCTCAGTCTGCACCACAACTCTATAACTTACCTTTGTTGCATCGTCAGATGATTGAGGTCTTGGGCATCAAGAACGCCAACAAACTCGTTCCTGTTGAAGATGACCAAGTACCAACCGACCCAGTGCAGGAAAACCAGAACCTCCTCATCATGAAGCCGGTTAAAGCGTTTATTGAGCAAAATCACGAGGCCCACATCCAAGCGCACATATCTGCCATACAGAATCCAAAGATTCAGCAGTTGATGCAGATGAACCCACAGGCTCAAGCGATCATGGCCGCAGCTATGGCGCACATCAACGAGCACATTGCGTTTGAGTACCGCAAGCAAGTGGAGATGGCGATTGGTACACCACTGCCAACAGAAGAACAGAACAAGCAGGTATCTCCAGAGTTGGCAGACCGCATCGCTATGTTGACTGCACAAGCGTCTCAACAGTTGACACAACAGGCCCAGCAGCAAGCTAAGCAGCAAGCGGCCCAGCAGCAGATGCAGGATCCAATTGTTCAGATGCAGATGCAAGAGTTGCAGATCAAACAAGGCGAGTTGCAGTTGAAACAACAAAAGCAACAAATTGATGCCGCTGCTAAAGCGGATCAGTTGGAGATTGAAAAAGAACGTATCGCGGCTCAAAGAGAGATCGCTGCTATGCAGGTCGCGGCAACTGCCGCTGCAAAGAAAGACCAGCTTGCTAAACAGCAAGAGACTGAAGGAGCACGTATGGGCATTGACATCGCGAAGCATCGCGCTCAGATGGCCGTACAGCAAGCGCAACGGGCAGCGCAGAAATCGCCTAGCAATCAGAAGAAGGATCGTAATTGAGCAATTACCCAGAATTGACCTACGTGGTCAAAGAAATTGGAAAGCTAAAACAAGAGCGAGAAGCTTATGTGGCGGCAGGACGTTGCGAATCTCTTGAGGAGTATCGCCGAGTATGCGGAGTTGTCCAAGGTCTGAACTACGCAGAAAACATCATTACCGACCTTGTGCAAAAAATGGAGAAATCTGATGAGTGAATTTGATGTCGCTGCCGTTGATTTATCTGGCATTCTGAATAAGACTGCTGAAGAAAAAGCCAAGCAGTTGCCCGACCCCAAAACTTTCCGCCTCTTGTGCGTTGTTCCCGAAGCAATGGAGGAATACCAAGACAGTGAAGTAGGTCTTATAAAAGACTCAAAGACCATGCACTATGAAGAAGTGCTGACCCCAGTCCTGTTCGTCATCAAGCTTGGGCCTGATGCGTATAAAGACACCACCCGGTTTCCCAGTGGGCCGTCGTGCAAGGAAGGTGACTTTGTCATCGTCCGACCCAATTCAGGCACCCGTCTGAAGATTCATGGCCGTGAGTTCCGCATCATCAACGATGATTCGGTCGAAGCGGTTGTAGAAGATCCGCGCGGTATCACCCGTGCTGCATAAGGAGTAACACATGGCAACAAAATTTGATGACACATACGAGTTTCCAGATGAAGTAGACGCTAAGAAAGCTGCTGCTGAGGAAAAACTTGAGATCGAGATTGAAGACGATACTCCTTTTGAAGACCGTGGCCGCAAGCCCATGAAGGAGAAGGTAGAAGACCCGACCGACGAGGAGTTAGCCTCCTACGACGAGAAGGTTCAGGCTCGGATCAAGAAGTTCACCCGTGGCTACCACGATGAACGCCGTGCAAAAGAACAAGCTCTGCGGGAACGCGAAGCGACTGAAGCCTATGCAAGACAGATCATTGAAGAGAACAAAAAACTTCAACAACAGCTTTCTAGCGGGAGCAAAGTACTGATTGAGCAGTCTCAGTC